GTTGGGATGAGGTCACCCTGCAGTTACGGCTAGATACGGTACTGGATGCAGTTGGCACTGATGTACCAATGCGTAGGTTGACGCAGAGCCTTGTTGGCGCGATACCAACCAGTAGCAATGTCCGGCTGCGTTGATTTGATCGGTAGACCGTATCGCCTTGGCGCTGACGGTACTGGCGATGATGGCGCCATCGACTGCATTCACATGGTTTATGTGGCGCTGGGCGACATCGGCATCCCCACGCCAGCGTTCAAGGTTAGTTGGTACGAGGCCCCACGTCGCCAAATAGCGCGTGACCTGTTGACATGGGGGCGACGAATACCGAAAGCCAGCTACGATGGTGATATTCTCCTGCTACAGCAGGATCAAACGGCATTCGCAGTTGCATGGAGCCAAGGGATTCTCTACATCAACAACCGTCTGCAGAAAGTAGCTTGGGCTCTGCCCGAGGTGGCGGGAAGCTGTTACGCCTTCCGCTGCTGCCATTTGAACGTGAGCTAGTCGCCACGCTTGGCTGCAGCGAAGCTGAATATCGTGCATTTACAGTTGAAGCAATGAAGCGGTCGCGTGTGCGACCTGCTGAGTATGACCATATTCCAGATATTGCCGCTGGTCCGCTGGTCGTGCCTGTAACCGCTGCGGCAATTGCCGCTGGTACCGCCGGAACCCTGACCGTTCTCGGTACTGTCCTCCTTAATATTGCGGTTGGCCTTGCGCTGTCAGCACTTAGCTTCCTGCTGACCCCAAAGCCTAAGCAGCAGGGGCAATCTGAATCACGACAGCTACCTAGCGTCACTGGCGTTAATCGGTTTAGTGCCACCAGTGGTTTCGATACCCAAGCTGACCTTGCTAACTACGGCGATCCCGTACCGATCATCTTCGGGCAGTACACAGGTGAAACCGGCGGCGTCCTTGCAGCACCAAGCCTGGTATGGTCACGGGCATTTAGCTACGGCTCGCAGCAAGGCGTTAAGTTGCTGTTTGTCGTGGGTGAGCAAGGCGCTGGCGCAGACGGTATTGGCGTTCCCGACCTCAACGGTATATTCCTAGGCAACAGTGCGCTTGATGCTATCTACGAACACAATTTTGCGTTTTACTGGAAGCGCAATACCAATACTTTTAGTCGCATCCGCGCACAGAACCTAGCGTATGGCACACGCGGTACTCTGTCATCAGGCGATACGCAAACACCTGACGATATTTTCCTGTGCCAAACATTAGCAGGGCAATCGCAACCGGGCTTCTGCCAGGTATATACCCCATCAGCAAACGTACAGTTTGGCACATATTCCGCTATACACAACGGCACGGATTACCGCGTCAACTGGAAGCTAGTTGCAATCCCAAACGTTGGTGATGATCGCAACCAAGATGACCCCAAAGATCAAAGACTGTACGAGCGGATAAAAATTGCTGGTGATTATGACTTGCTTGCTGCAGGTGACGCCAACATTCTTATCCGTAACCAAGGGCAACGCGGTACAGGCCGTGGCTATGGCCGCCGCATGGGTATCACCAGCCTCAATGGTGTAGCGGTAACATCAGGCCGAACAAATGTACGGCAAGTCAGCCCTGGCGATACGGCTGTATTTACAATTGCGCCAGGCACGTTACCCGAAGACATTTACTACAAGGTTTATCCCAGCGGCGACGTAATTGAAGGCACCAAGACTGATGACATCAACAGCGAAATAACTGCAGGCCGTCGCAATGCTGATGAACTATTGCAGCTAGGCGAAACCATCATGATTGGCCGCACCGTCTGGGTGGTTGAATCAAGGGCATTATCTGAATGGGAAGAAAGCGAACGGCAATCAATTGGCTTGCGCTGCGTTGAAATCTTTGGTGAAGGTATTGGCGCCAGCATCGGGCTAGTCAGTGAAGAAATGATTACCCGTGGCATTTATAACGACGACAACGGAACCACGAATGCCCGCAACGGCCTCGGCTTACACGCAGGCGCCGGCTTCTACCCATTGATGCGTGTTGCTTTTGGCGTGGTACGCAATACCCGTGATTGCGAGGTTACTGAAATTGGCCTCCGCTCGCAAGTGTGGAACCGCGCTAACGGCCTGTGTAATTTTCAAGCGCTGCCATCAGTTGAAGCATTTCGAGAGGCAGAACTAGACGGTGTAGCAATTGAAAGCGGCGTAATGACGCTGTACTTAAAACGCACGTCAGTATGGACTATCTTCTTGCGTCCGTCTGGTACTGATAGCAACGGCCAAGAATTTAAGTGGCAGCCGCTTGGCGAGCAGTTCTGCGTAACAGGCGAAACACCACAGAATCAATTTAACTTTATCCGCATTACACATCCACAACGTAATCGCTACGAATTCAAGATGGTGCCCAAGTCAGGCGCTGATGTGGCACGGCATAGTCCCGATAACGCTGTATTTTGGCGGCTTGATGCAAAAAGCCGCACCCCGCTTGCAGGTACTTTCTCAACGCCTTATGGCGTGTTTAATGTATTTAGCATTGGCCAACTTGTAACCAAGGGCGAGGTAATGTTTAACCCAGAGATGGCAACTGAGGTTGATATTATTCCTGTTGGTCGCACCATTACGATCCCAGCAACCGTTGACGTCAATACTTATTTACCTGATACGCAGGGTGACAACACAGGCGCCCAGCAAGTGCAGTTTGTTGATTGGCTGCCTAGCGGAGTTTCGCAAGGGCGGGCAGCGGCAACTAATTATGAACTATTTGGTCGCGCTGATTACACGGGATTGGTGCGTACCGCCGAGCGAACAGTTACCTTGCCCAGCAATGCAGGCACCTTAACTCTGCGCTTTGAAGGTGTTGTCAATAATAACTTCCCGGCAACCCACCCATTCTTCCCAGGCCAACGCGCATGGAGCGTGCGGTCCATCACGGTGGTTGCCAGCACAGGCGGTTTCAATATCGGCCAAAATATTGCGGTCAATATTCCCGTTACACCGGGCAACCCAAGAGCGGACCCCTATGGGTTGACTTCAGTTGGCATGACGGTGCGTGTCACGCAAACCAGCGGCTTTGTTCCGCGTGGTCGTTCAGCAGCGTTTGGTTTTGAGCTGTTTGGCGATGCAGCATCGTTCCCTGCCGAAAGCCGTCAAGAAAGCGCTATTACGCAAACTACAGGCTCTAAAACTATTCGCGTAGTAGTGTCTGCGGTTGCAACGCGCATTTTGCCTGCTGATTTTAAGTCAACCTTCCCAGGCGTAACAGCAACGTGGACTGATTTTCGTTACACCGTTGATCCAAACGCTACAGGTGGCAACTGGGCAGCAGGCGATAAAGTTAACGTAACTTTCGCCGTAAGCCCAGCAAACCCGTTCAAGAACTACCAGCAGCCGCAACCTGTCGGCGTACAGCTCACCGTGTTGGCGCTCAAAACTTCGGTCCAACCTCCAATCAATACAACTGCCCGCATCTTTGAAGATAACAGCCAAGTTAATGACGTCAGCTTTTACAACTCACTGCTAAGCAAGTCCAACGAAAGCGGACCTGAACATGAAATCGTTTATGTCAATGAAATGGTTAGCAACCCTACTGCGCCGCAGTACAGCAAACTAACAACAGCAGGGCTGGCATTTAAAGCATCCCGTAACTTTACTAGCCTTAACCAATTGCGTGTTTGGCTAGCCAATGGCATCAGCGTACGTAAGTTCCAACTAGACGCGGCTAACGAGGTCGGTCCCAGCAATAAGTTCACTGATCTGGTCTACTACCTGCTCACTGATAAAACCGCAGGCGCAGGCAATATCGTTTCACCGCAGCTAATAGACACCGAAAAGCTACCGGCAACATCACAGTTCCTAAAGCAAAATAAACTATTCTTCGATAGCGCAATTGATCAACCTACTAACATCCGTCAATTCATAAGTGACCTTGCGCCGTTCTTCTTGTGTAGCTTTGTAATAAGCAACGGCAGGTTTAGCATCATCCCGGCTGTGCCAACTGATACGGCTGGTTCAATATCTGCTCAGCCGGTCAAGATTCAACAGCTATTCACTTCGGGCAACATCATTGAAAATAGCTTTTCAGTTGAATACCTAAGCACTGAAGAGCGTAAAAACTTCCAAGCGGCAGTGCGTTATCGGACTGCACCTCGCAACCAATTCCCAGAAGAAAATACCCTTGTTGTTAGCTGGAGTGACCTGCCGGAATCGTCAACGCTAGAAACCTTTGATATGACGCAGTACTGCACCAGCAGGGCACATGCGTTTATGACGGCTAAGTACTTCATGTCACTGCGCCGCCGCGTTACACATACCATCAGGCTGCGCA